ATTCGCCTGAGTTGCCGCTAACTGTAAGCGTGCCCGAGCCACTGTTTTTAACGAGGAAGAACCAGTTATTGCCTACTGTGGTGGCCAAGGGTAGCGTGGTGGTTGCTGTGCCACCTGTCCAGATGTAGGTCTTAGCGCGATCGCCATCAACAAACGTCTGATTGGCAATAATTGAAGCTACTGGGTGGCTTTGGTTGAGTGTCGAGCCAACAGCAAGCAGACCAGCACCGGCAAGTGTTGCTGCATCGGCAGATGAAGTGCCAGCGCCAAACTGTACATTCGCCCAAGTGCCATAGGTGGTGCTGTTATCAGTCAGATAAATGTATTTAGCAACACCTGAGGCAACCGTAATGATCGTGCTGTTGCCATCGTAGGTCTTAACAGTGAGCGTCTGAGCACCCGTGTTTCTGATAAGCGCGTCTTGGCCTACAGATACCTGATTGGCAGGTGGCATCCACAGTTCGTAGCTTGTGCTCGTCGTGGAAACATCCATGATCCGAGCAGCAGGGGTTTCTGTGCTCAGATTGCCATTGATAGGCCAGACAAGCTGTATGGTGCCCGTCGTTGATGTTAGGGCGATCTGCTCATAAGAAACGTCGGTTGGCTGAACAACGTCGCCAGTAAAGGGGCTTGTGTAGCTCATAATTAACTATCCGCGGCAATGGCCTGACGATCAGCGATACGCAGCTTGTCTTCGGCCATGAGGGTTTGGATGATGGCGTCGTATTGAGCCTGCCACATCGGTAGGCGCTCGTCGTTCTTCAGGAAAGGCATGGCTTGCAGCAAGGAGCCATAAAGCAGTGCCTGCGGTGCGTAGACCGTAAACCAATTCGTTTGGTTGGCAGAACTCAGCGGCTGCACGCGCTCGTAATAAAGCACTTCAAAGTTATAAGCCAGCGTAGGCGTAGGTGCTACGAACCAGTGCGTGTAATCGTAATCGCAGTAAAACTTAGGCACGCCTGTTTGCGTGGGATCTGGCCAGTATTCCCGCAGGTACTCATACTTTCGTAGCAGGACAGGATAGCGCTTGCCGGCCACCGTGATATTCATGGAAACCGTTTTGTGCCAACGAGCCGGTTTATCAATGACAGGATTGGCTGCTGTCATAGTGGCATTGCCTACAGTGAGGTTGCCTAGGAATTTAATCTGGCTTGCGATGACTTGCTCTGCCAAGCCGATAAAGGTAGGGATGCGCTCGAGCGTGGCATCATCAGTCCGTTCAAGGTACTGCTGAATATCCAGCACGAGGCTGTCATACGTCATTGCATAAGCGACTGTCATTACCACACCTTCTTCTTGATCGATTCAGGCTGCGGAACAAACTGCTTGCCCTGCCTTATTCCTTCACGCTTGGCTCGCGTGGTTGCCGCGTATTCAGAAGGTGTGAGCTTCTCTCGTGCCGCTTTCGGCAAATACCGCTCGCCGGTTGCCTTAGGACCTTGCGTGGACGGCTTTCCCGACTTCGTTCCCCAGTCTTCCTTCGTCCACTTTGAGAGCGAATTATCCGCTTTTTTAGGACCTTTGTAACCCCCGCCAGAGGCTTTGTACTTCTGGGTGGCTAATTGCGCCTTACGGGCGCTCCATTGGCCTGGAGAGCCGCCTTTATCGGAGGCTTTAACAGAGGCGACGATACGCTTCCATTTGGCCGGATCTGACTTGGTTGCTGAACTCATAACAGGGCACACTCCGCATTTCGTCGGATCACTAAACCGCGAAGGACCTTGCCACCGCCGCGGACCCATAGTCTTAACTGTTCTTTCGCGCCTTCCCAATCTTGCCGGTTAATCTTTTTGCGAAGCGTCGAAGTCTGCAGCCTTCCCACGCCGAGGTTGTAACAAAAGTCCACAATCGCATTAAGCTTGCCCCAATCCCTGTTTTGAATGGCCAGGGTTAATAAGATGGGGCATTGCCGGATTGCACCAGGGGCGTAAGTATGCACAAGCTCGTGCATCAAAAGCTGTTCAGCATACTCCCTTGTGATTGGAGGATCGTCTTTAGTTACTTTGTCGCCGCTCTGGTAATAAGTAGACCCGTACCCAATCGTCCATACACCTGCCGGGCACAAATAAGGCTTTGCAGAAAAGCCTTCAAAGCGCTTGCAAAGCTCCTTGGCTAGATCGAGCTTCACGCAAGGCCTCGAACCTTTAAGGTGCGATCAAGAAACCAGTAATTAAATGTTCCTGCTACCAACGCAGCAAAATCAGGCGACATGATCATCTTGAAGACTTCTTGCACAGGAAGTCCTTCCCTGCTGGCAACGACGGCAAACCAAATGTGTGAAGCTGACCAAATGGCAAGAATCCAGTAAGTGACTACAGGACGCACTGATGCAGACAGTGAAGCCACCCAACCGCCAGCAGATTTGGCCATTTCGGCCTGCTGATTGATTGCCGCTTCAAATGCAGTCATAACCCCTGTATCAATCGCCTTATCCCGCTCGGCGCCGATCTCGGCAAGCTTCATTTCTCCGCGGACCTGCTCTAACTCGCACTGACGACTGAACATGGACAGCTCATGCTGACGCTCGTTCTTGCGATCAAGAAACTTTAAGACTTCAGGGGCGAGCCTAAACAAACCGCCGAAGATAGAACCCATTAAACCGCCACCAAGAAGTTCAAACATTACTTGCCTCCTTTGGCAATACGCTCACGCTCCTCAAGCAGACGAACTTTGACCTGTAGTTCGTTGATGTGTGTCATCAACTGCTCTTTTTGAATGGCGCGTCGCTCTGCACTAATTGGCGAATCCGTTGGCGTACCTTCTTTGGTAATTAATGCAGGCATCTGCCCCTCGATTTTGGTCAGCCGCTCAGAGAAAGATGCAACCTGCCCTAAGAGCCAAGCAAGTGCAGCTACTACGATAGGGATGACAGCCTTGAGAACGTCTGACCAAGCCATGTCATATTCCCAGAAGTTTTTTCACAAATTCAGCCGCGGCACCTGGCCCGAGAAGAACGGCAGCAAACACGGCCCAGATCCAATACTCGATCTTGGTCATGCGCTTATCGCCCTTGTCTAGCTGCTCAGTGATGGCTTGGTAGCGGTGAGCGCATTCTTTCTCGTGAGAACTCACCCTTGCCTCTAGCACAGCATGCTTGGTCTCAATCGTATCCATGGCTTATTAGGCGGCTTGTTGCTCACGAATGGCCGCAAGGGCGTTTTGATAAGCTGACACAACTTCTGGCGTCCAGACAGCGTTGCAGATAGTCTGTACGCGAGCATCCTGATCTGCAATGTTTTGTCCCGGCGATAATGCCCAGCGATGAAACGATCTGGAAAGCTCCGCGCCATCTTCAATAATTTTGGTTACCTGACGGATTTGGACCGTCCCGCTTTCAAGCACTTCAATTTTGTCAATCACAACTTCTTTGCTAATCATCTCGGGCCTCTTAGACGTTGGTTATGTAAAAGCCTTGAACTGTAAGGCTGTTTCTAAATGTGCCTGTCGTTGATAAACTACTATCAAGAAGGGGGTTCATCGACGTTGAGTTGGGTGCGGTCTTATAACCTAGTGACGCCTCTGTAGTGCCAGCGGTTGGGTAAAACCAGGATGGAGCGTTGGTATTCCAAAAATACCCGTCGTTTACAGAGTTATAGCTATACATGCCAAGCGTGCTACCCACTTCAAAAGGCAATCCGGCCATACTTAACGATGACCCTGTTGAACCAACAACCGTTACCGTATTGGTGCAAAGGAATACGCTAAAAAAGACAGTTCGACCTATCTTGACGTAAAAGCCTCTTTGTAAAGATGCGCTGTAAGTCACGACAATATCGCCAAGCTGAATAAATGTGCTTGTGAATGTTGGTGTAAAAGTTCCCTCTTCATAATCATCAAGCGTATTGGGGTCTGCTGACAATACAACCGATGCAGGAAACGTCAAACCATTCGCAGTCAGGAAACCTGCAGAGGTGACTGTAGCCGTTGAGTTCTTGATGAGCTTTCCGGTAACGCCGTCAAACTGAACCAAAGCATTGTTTGTCGCGCTCGTAGGCCCAATTACATCGCCTGTGCCGAGGCCGGAGGCTGAGAGGGCAATGCCCCCAGCCGTGTTGGAAATGCTTAACGGCGGACTAACCGTGATATTGGCCAGGGTAAAGCCTGAGCCGTTGCCGATCAGTAGCTGGCCGTTAGTTGCAGCAGCGCTTACCCCTGTGCCGCCGTTGCCATAAGGCAATGTGCCCGTGACGCCGTTTGTTAAGTCAATCTGCGCCCATGCCGGGTTGTTATTGGTTCCCGTGTTGGACAGATAACGCGTAGCTGAGGTGCTCTTGGCAAGTCTTGCAAGCGTATTGGCACCAGAGGCGTAAAGCAAATCGCCCTGCGAGGTTAAAACCGAAGAGGCAGATGGCGCAAAGGACATCGTCCCTGAGCCATTAGTCTGGACTACCTGGTAGGCAGAACCATCAGCCGCCGGATAGGTTAGGCCAGCAGGGTTGTTGATGAGCTTTTTAACGGTGCCAGAAGAATTTTTGGCATACAGCGCCATGCCTGAATCGTGATAATTGATGGCCAACTCACCTGCGTTCAGGTTTGCAGCATCAGGCGCTGTTGTTGACGCTGTATTTGTCCTATAAAGCTGGATCGGCGTGTAATTTGGTGCAGCCATGCTTACCCCAATACCGTTTCAAGAATGAGTGAATCAACGGCCTTCAAGACAACTGAAGGCTCAACAAATTTGCTTGCATCGTACTCGGTTTGCTCCCACCATAAAAACTGATTGGGAGCGAGGCAGTCACGACTTTTAAGCAAGTTAATGTTTTCCGGGTGGCCAAAGATCAGCGGATCAGAAACTGACCACAATACGACGCCAGGCTTACCCTCGTCCCAGCCTAAGTGCTGGAAAAAGGAGTCGCAAGCAATCCATGTATCACAGACCTGCAGGAGCTTTCTAAGCTCTGCAATCGGCAAGTCTGGCCGGAAGTCTTCAACTAAAGGTTTTTCGCCGCTAATGCCGATCTGGACAATCTTGTGACCTGCAAGCAAGCGAATGACGCCATCCCAAAACGGATAATTCTTGGGATTTCGCTTGCCATTTCTCAGTTGCTTGGCATAAGGCGCGATCAAGATCATGTGTACAGCTTCCGGTAGGCATCTTCCAGACTTGATTTCCAGTTCCAGCGGTTCATCTTGCCGTAAATGTTGAACATCTCGATGTCACCAAACAGGCTCTGGGCTTCAGCAATGGATTTTGACGGAATGATCTCTGGGTAGCAACCAAACACCACGGGATTCTTAATCGCTGGCAGGACGTGAGAGAAGACTAAGTGGTCACCCATACCGCCGTTGAGCACCACAATCGTGTGATCCTTAAAGGCCATGGTATTGCGAAAGATCTGCTCGTCATGAGCAAACATCGATTCATTGCTTCCCATGCGAATACCGCCCGATGGAGCCTTTAGGTGCCACGTCACTGCG